TTGAGCAGGTCTTCGATCTGCTCGGGCGATACAACGATGTACCGCTTGATCGACGGGTCGACGTTGTTCGCGTCCAGCAGCTTCTTCGCCGTGACCAGCTTCGCGATGGTCAGGCCGGCGCTGCCGTGAGCGATCTTCTGGGCAGAAGGGAACGCCGTGGAGGTCGTGCCTTCCTTGCCAGTCTTGGCGGTGCCGCCAAGAGCGTCGATGATGACGTCGTCCATCGCACGGCCCATCGCCGCCGCAGCCGCACGGGCATACGAAGACGTCGGGTCGATCAGCATGCGGACTTTGTCAGCGTCGTCGATGAGGTCGGCCCACTCATAGGTGGTGAGGCTGACCATACGACGGCTGTGCGGCGTTTCCACCAGCGGCGTATCGCCGTGGCGGGACGTGCGCGCAACCGCAGCGGCTTCTCCGACCTGGTCGAAGAAAGCCTTTTCGCCGGTGACACTTTCGGTGTCCACGGCGCCTCGCAGCAGAGAACCCATCTGCTGCGAGAGCATGCCGACGTTCGCCGAGAACTGATTGACGAACGCCGTAGTGACCTGAGTAGACATTCCAGGTGCTCCTACAGTTGGTTGATGAAGATGGTTTCTGCGTGGGTTGTCAGGCTTGCGCCTGGCTCACTGTCGGTTAGGCCGACTGGTCCGCCTTGCTCACAGGCTTACGCCGAGGGGCCGATGGCTTGTCCTCGGATTTGACGAACTCCATGTATCTCGTAGCGAGATCCACGGGGTCGTTGGTTGTCCGCGCGCTGCCGAACTCAACGGCTAGGCGCAGGCATTCCAGTCGCAGCTCCTGGCTATCCATGAAGCTGCTCGCGTAGTCTCAGCACCTCGCCGACCATGCGGTCATGGTCTGGGTGGTGCTTCTCCCAGTACGGCGAGCTCTTCGCCGTCAGCTCTCTTATGCGGGCTTCCAGGTCGGTATCGCTGACGCCCGGTCGGCTGTCGCGGCCGGCGAGGCCGTCCTCGCTGACCTGCTCTGCGATGTAGTCGCTCAGGCGCACCATGAAGCGAACCAGCTCAGGGTTGTCGCCCAGCAGGCTGCCGTCCGAGAGCTGGATCTCGGTCAAGTCGGGCGCGTCAAACTCTTTCAAGAGCTCATTGGCGCGCGCCATCTTGCTGTCGAAGTCGCGGCCAAATTCCTGCCGTAACTCTGTCTCGATCTCTGCGCGATGCGCTTCGCGCTGCTGCTCGCTGGCCTCCGTAAACGCGCCGGCGAACTCTTGATACGCAGAAGCGATCTGCTGCGCCTGGCGCGCTGACAGGCCGCTACTGTGTGCCGTCTCTCTGAACCAGTCGGCGAAATCCCCCTCGGTTTCACCCAGGTCGTAATCGGCGGCCTCAGACGGTCTGCCGAGCTTGTTGTACACCAGCGCCCAGTCCTCGTCGGTCGCCCAGTTGCCTGGGATCGCGAGCTTCTCTGCTCCGACCATCTTCTGCGCGTTGATGTAACTTTTCGCCATCGCTTCGACACTGCCAATGTGCTGCAGCGATGGGTTGGCTGCCAGTTCCGGCGACAGACTTGATCGCCAGTCCGTGCTGTCAGACGGGGTTGTCGCTTCCGCGGCCTCCGCTACCTGCTCTTCGGACATAAGGGACTACTCCTTCGGTTGTTGATCCTTCGTCATGGAATGCAGGAACAGCACCACGTCGCGCTGCCCCTCGCGGAACGCCGTCTCATCTGAGTTCGGCGTATAGCTCGACTTCCAGAGCCCAAAGCGGGCACTGAGGTCCTCCATCACCTTGATGCCGTCAGCGCTGTTCAGCACCGATCGGTAGGTCGCCCGCAGCTCTTTAGGCGTCACGCGGCGCCGCCCATGAGAGCACCCAGGTCAAGGTTCGTTTCATCGACCGCGCGGATCGCAGGCGCCGCGTCACCAGCGGCGGTTGCCATCTGCTGGGCTGCGGCGAGCTCGGCCTGCTGCGCCATCGCCTGGGCCTTCTGCTCGCGTATGCCAGCGACTTCGCCCTCGCCGCGCACCACAGCCGCCGGCGTGCCGGTGACCTTAATGATATGTTTGGCGAGCCCGTCCATGTCGAGGTAGTCGGCGATGCCCTGGTCAAGCTGCATCAGCGGCATCAGGAACTCGATCATTTGCAGGATGCCTTGGACGTCGCCGGAGCGCTGCGCCTTCGCCAGCGGGCTGACATATTCGATGTCGAGGCCCAGCATGCGGATGCCCTCTGGCGCCGGCGGGAAAGCCTTCTGGCGCGCCAGGATGGCAAAGCAGCGATCGATCATGGGCTGCAGGAGCTCGGCCTGCAGACGGCCTAGGACGGGGCCGAGAAGCCTCATTTTTTCTTCCGTGCGCTGGATGACCTCGGTCGCCGTCATCTGCGGGCCGGTGCCCAACGTGAGCTGGTCCACATAGAACGCCGAGCGGATCGCCTGGCGGCGCTGCTCCAGCATCGCCTCGCCCAGCGGATTGTTCGCGCCGATGTTGAGCGGCTCAATGCGATCGCGGGTGCCGCTGCGATAGAAGTTGAGGCCGCCGGGGGTCGTCCTGACCGGCAACATGAAGCCGTCGTCCGGCACCATCATGGGCGGATGGATCTGGAGCTGGGCCGCGCGGATGACGACCTCAGACATCTTGTTGACCATTTTCGTGTCTGGCAGCGCCGTCATGCTCGGGCTGCGACCGTATCCGATCTCGAAGCTGGCCTTGAGGAACCGCGGCACGCAGTACGGGAACTCGTCGTAGCCGCTCTCGCCCAGGATCATCTTTTCATCCGGGTCGATGTAGATGCTGGCGAACGGCTTGTTCAGAGCGTTCTTCTTGCGCGGATTGTAGTCGTCGCGCGGCATGACGACGTGCAGCAGTTCGATCTCAGCGTAAGGATCGTCTGTGTTCATCTTAGCGATGCGTTGTGTAACCTTCGCTTCTCCGAACTGCCGCACGGCGGCGCGCGCCGTGGTCTTGTACTTACGATAGACCGTATCGACGCGCCCCTGTTCGTTCTCGCTGACGTAGCATTCAGCAATGTGCCGGGTGCTGAATCGGAAACCATCGTCGTCGTCGCTCTCGATGAAAATGATCGACGTGCCAAATATGACCAGGTCGCTGTAGAGCTCGTGGATCTGCTCCGAGAAATTGGAGCGCGCCATGTGCTGGTACATGACGTCAGTGGCGCTCTCCAGCCACTCCTTGGCCTCGTCGTCGCCGTTCAGATCGTCGTTCTGATAACGCAGATCAAACCAGGGCGTGCTCGGGTTGGTCAGCATGCCGTGCAGGCTGGCCGCCATCAGCTCGGCCGCGTGGACAGCCGTGCCGTCAAAGAGCAGCTCGGTACGCTTATCGCCGCCGGTGCGCTTCTTGGTGACGTCGGCCTTGCGCGGGCAGGTGTAATCCGCGACCTCCTGCCAGTGCGTCTCCCAATGCTGGCGCTGCGTCTGCAACGTGCTGTAGCGCTTCAGCAGCGCGGTCGCGCGCGGATCATCCATGCTACTGGCCCAGCAGTGTCTTCTTAGTGGTCGGCGCTTCGGTCGTCAGGCCCAGGCCGCCGGTGACGTTCGCCTGGCGCAGGCCGCGTTTCTTGGTCGCGCGCTCAACGACACGCTCCTGCTCCTTCGTGTCCTTCGGCTTGATCGGCGGATCCGGCGGCACGGGTGGCGGCGGCGGCGGGGGCGGCGGGTCCGGTGGTGAAAGAAAACTCATCAGGCTGCTCCTTCGTATTCGTACGGGTTGTAGGCCATGTCAGCCTGTATCTGCGGCGGCTTGCTATACGCGGTCTGGTTTTCCATGCCGATCGCCGCGGTGCGGAACGCATCAGCGGCGTGGCTTGACCAGTCATGCACAGGCTGGTCGCGGAACTGTCGGGTGCGCTCGTTGTAGGCGCGATGGTAATGCCGAAGTGCTTCGAGGCCGTCCCGGCAGTTGTCGCGATCAAACCAGCAGCGCGGTATCAGGAGCCGCGCAGCGTGGATGCCATCCTCGACAGGCAGTCGCGGCACCACTCTAAAATTGAGGCCAAGGTTCCACGCAGCCTCGCGGCGGCTCTTGCCGGTGCCGAGCTCACGCACTTCCAGATCGTGCGGGCCGTAGTGGTTGCCGTAAGTGTAGCCGCGCTCATGCAGCGCGCTAACGTAATGCGGCAGGCCTTCGCCCTGGTTCTGGTAGAAATCCACAACGTGCACAGCGCCGCGACCCACCTGCTGAACAAACCAGATAGCAGTGTAATCGTGCATGCCCAAGTCCCAGTAAGTGTCGACCCTGTGGTCGCGCATAACTGGAACAGTCGTGATACGGCCTTGATCATCGGCGTCCTGTAGCTCCCTGCCGTAGACCGAGCCCGGCACGTTGGCGACCCAGGAGCACTCGAACTCCTGGGCGTATTGATCTTCGGTCATGGTGGCGCGCGCGGCCTGGAGCTCGTCCTCGTCGACGATGCCCGTTTCGCTCGCCTTGTACATCTTCCGCTTCCAGCCTTCTGTGCTGGCGGCGGCCTCCCACAGATCGTGGAAGTAGTTGTGCCCCTGCGGGGTGCCAATAAAAGCGCACGATCCCTTGCGATCAGACAGCGCCGGTCTTATGACCTCGGGGAAGATGCTCTCCGGCATGTCGGCGACCTCGTCCATCACCGCCATGTCGAGATAAATTCCGCGAAGGCTGGACGGGTTTTCGGCGCCCAGCAGACTGATGCGCGCGCCGTTGGGCAGATCGCAGCGGAGCTCCGTTTCGTGATACTTCGTGCCGGGGATCTTGGAGCTGAATTGCTTCAGGTAGTCCCAGGCGACGTTCTTGGCCTGGCGGTAGGTCGGCGCGATGTAGGCCAGCCGGGGGTTCGGCTTCTGCTCCTCGATCGCGCGCTTGAGGAGATGGTTGACGGCGCAGACCGTCTTGCCGAAGCGCCGGTGCATGACCAGCACGTTGAAGCGGTTCTGGTCCAGCATCTGGTGAAGCTCCCGCTGGAGAGGCCGGGGCGTGTAGTCAATCTGGATGGTCTTCAATGCACCGTACCGCTTTCCGGGTCTTCCCAGCCCTCCCAAGGCCCCATAAGCTGT